ATGAGCATTCAGCAGCAGTGCATAGAAGCGTATCGGAAGCATCGGAATCTGAAGCTAGCAGCCCAGGACGTAGGCATACCGTGGCAGTCGGTCTATGTGCAGCTGCGGAATGCTGACGAGCCGGTCATGGGCGACAAACTGAAGTATGGATCGGACACCGACAGGCTAGCAGCGAGGGGCGAACAGATGTTTCAGTCCCTTGTGCCCGGGGCGATCAGCCAAAACGAGCGCAAATACCAGAGCAAGCTGGATTACACGGTGCGCGGCTACGGCGTTGACGTGAAGACGTCGACGCTCAAGCTCAGTAGCAAAGCTTGCAAGCTGCGTCGATGGGCTTTCTATACGAAGAAGCAAGAGGCCTCTGCGGATTTTGTTGTCTGCTTCGGGATCGCTGCAGACGGCGAGAGCCTGGCGAAGATCCTCCTAATTCCTGGCGAGATCATCAGGAAGTACACGACAGTCTCTCTGTCCGAGGCTGGTGGCAAATGGGACGACTATTCGGTTGAGCCAGACGACCTGAACGCATTCTTCGAAGCGCTTCCTTCAAAACAGTAACCAGGGCGCCCAGCGCGCCCTCCTCCCGGTACATCCCAATGCAAGAATTCAAGTACGACCGCGTGCACACGCTGGCCGCGCACGAGGCTGCGCGCCAGGAAATCGCGCAGAAAATGGCAGCGTTTGAAGCTGCCAAGGGACCAGTGGAAACCCAGCCGATCCGCGTAGAGGAAAAACTCATCCCCTACCGAATCACCTGCCCGGAGAAGAAGCAGGCGGCGCGAGCCAAGGCCGTTGCGACCAGAAAGGCGCGATCGGTGGCGGCATGATCAGGACATTGAAAGGCCGGCTAGTCCGGCGCGAGATCAACGGCGTCCAAGAAAAGCTCTGCGGCGGCTGCAATGAGTGGAAGCCGCTGGACGATGAGCACTTCCAGTTCATAAAGACGACTGGCGTCTGGCAGTGCTACTGCCGGCCGTGCCTGTACGCGAAGGCTGTAGCGCGGGCACAGGCTCGAAGGAAGGCAGCATGACACGAGACGAATACCTAAGCCGCGCTCATGAGTTCGCGCCGCGTGGTGAGCGCCTGCCGCACGCCAGGCTGAACGCAGACATTGTGCGCGCAATCCGCACCAACCGCCGCGGACTAACAGCCCGCCAGTGGGCGGAACAGCTCGGCGTCCATCAGCGAACAATCGACAAGGTGCGCGACTACCGCAGCTGGCGGCACGTCGCCTAGGAGGAGAGATGACTTGCGCGAGCCCGCTCGCCGGTAGGAGGCGCACGGAATACCGGCACTGGACGCCGGCAGAGGACGCAACACTGGCAGAACTGTATGCCACCAAGCCCATCACCGAGATAGCAGCCTTGATGGGGCGCGGCACTGGCTCGATTCACAATCGCGTGTCGAAACTCGGACTGACGCGGCCGGATGAGTTCAAGGAAATCACAGGCTGCGGCAGGTTCAAGCCTGGCCACCAGACATGGAACTCTGGCCGCAAAGGATGGCAGGCAGGAGGCCGGGCCAAGGACACGCAGTTCAAGCTGGGTCACCGACCATCGAACACCTGGCGCCCCATCGGAGCGGAGCGCACCGACAAGGGCGGCATCCTCTACCGCAAGGTGGCGGACACCGGCAACAAGCGCACTGACTGGCGCCCGGTCCACGTGATGTTGTGGGAAGAGCACAACGGCGCCGTGCCGACAGGTCACTTCCTCGTCTTCAAGGATCGCACCCCCGCCAACATCTCAATCGACAACCTCGAGCTGGTCACCCGCGCGGAGAACATGCGCCGCAACTCAATCGACCGCTATCCGCCCGAGTATCGCCAGGCAGCCATAACGCTCGGCTGGTTCAAGCGGAAGCTCAACAAACTGGAGCAGCACAATGAACAACCTCAGTGATCTGCGCGCCATCCTCGGCAAGACGATGGAGGGCGTGCTGGCCGGCACCTACTCGATTGAACAAGCAAAGGCTGTCGCCCAGGTCGCGGCCGAAGTGAACGCCACGGCGCGCCTTGAGGTGGACATGGCCCGCGCTACCGATGGTGACTTCCGAGGCTCGGGCTTCATCGACGTCGAGCCGCGCATTGCGCCGCGTGAACCGCTGCGGAGGATTGCTCCGTGACTGAGCTATCCGACACCGCCAAGGCCATCTGCGCCCAGCACTACAACTTCAAGTCCCGCAGCAGCTGCAACGCCTGCCCTCTCCAGCCCGAATGCCACAAGCCGGCCGCCACCCTGACGCAGGAGTCGATGGACGAGTGGCGCGGGCGAGTGAACCGGCTGGCTCTGCCCCACGGCGAGGCCGAATGCCTAGCGGTGCAGGAGTCGCTGCCGCTGTGAACGCACCCACCTACTGCCGCACGGACGGCAAGCGGATCGGCCAATGCGCCTGTTTCCGCTGCCGCCCACCGGAGCCGCCCAAGGAGGCGCCATGCGCACCTACACCATCACCGTAACCGAGCGCCAGGCCGCAGCGCTGCAAGAGGCCTGCGAGCTACTGGCGCGGATCAAAATCGGCCAGATCGACCACGCCATTGAGCGGCTGCCGGGTTTCTACGACCGGCGCGATTGGGAGCGGGTCCACGCCACACGGCACGAGATACAGCGCCTGGCGAACACGCTGATGCCGGAGGCCACAAAGCGCAGAGAGGATGGCGTTGCGTGGGACTTGTATCAGGTCATCCGGTATCGCCTTTCATGGGATCGCGCACACGACCAGGGCGTCATCAAACCCGGCGAGCCGCGCAAATGGCCCGAGATGATGGGCGTCTGCTACGACGAGCCACTGGCAATGAGCGGCCTGCCGCTGGCCACAATCAAGGAGATTGAGCAATGAACGACACACTGAAGGTAGCCGGGCGAATCGGCGCTGAGCTGGGGGCCGCGAAGGCTGAGAACGATAGGCTCCGCGCTGAGGTCGAGGCTCTGCGTGTCGCACTACTCGGCATTGCCCAGGTGAACCCAGCAGAGCGCTGCATCGAGTGGGCAAAGTCATATGCAAGCGACGGACTAAGTGGCACTGGAAGCGAGCTATATATCCGCTGGCTTGAGACGTTCAAAGAGGCCGAGGCGCTGCGAAAGGATGCTGACCGACGCGCTACCCTATCCCAGCAGCCCGAGCCCACCGACACCTACACCGCCGTCGACATGGCCACAGCCGCAGCGCAGGGGTTCAGGGATGGGCAGGCGGCAGTAGAGCAAGCCCCGGTGCAGGATGAGCGGGAGGCGGTGGAGCGGTTCAGCCCGACGACCAGCGTGCCGCATTGCGGGCGCGCCTCTGAGGTTGAGGCGTATATGACCGAGGATGACGACGGGGAGTATATGACCGTCTCCCAGCACGAGCGCATCGTCGCAGCACTCACCCGCCCCGCGCAGACCGAGCAGCAGCCGGAGCAGAGCGGCAAGTTCGCCATGCACCAACGCGTGCGCAAAACATCCGGCAGTGAATGGCATGGCCGTATCTGCGGCACCTACTCAACTTCACTGACCCCGGAAGGCTACGCCGTTGAGAGCGAGGCCCACGCCGGCAGCGTGCAGATTTACCCCGCCAAGGCGCTGGAGGCAGTAGATGACTGAATCCAGCCTCAGGCCCGGCCATCGTTCAAAGGAGAGCCGCATGAAGCTGGTCATTCTGGAAAGCCCGTTTGCCGGCGACGTTGAGGCAAACATCGAATACGCACGCGCTTGCGTCCGGGACTCACTGCTGCGCGGAGAGGCGCCGATCGCTTCGCACCTGCTCTACACCCAGCCCGGCGTGCTGAATGACGACGTTCCGGAAGAGCGGGCGCAAGGGATTGATGCCGGTCTGGCTTGGCGCGCAGTCGCCCATGCATCGGTCGTCTACACCGATCGCGGAATCAGCAAGGGCATGGAGTACGGCATCGCTGCAGCTCAAGCCGCTGGAGTGCCGATTGAATACCGGACGCTGAGCGGCGCCGCCTAACCCCACACGCAGCAGGAGATAGACATGCAGCAAACAGACAAGGCGATAGCGGAGTTCGAGGCGTGGTGGGAAAGGCAGCCTCACCGCGAGCAGTTCGAGGACGTGAAGGATCAGATGCGGAATGTGTGGCTGGCGTCGCGGCGGGAGTTGGTCGTGCAGATGCCGCAACCGATGAAGGCGCCGCCATACGCGAGCTATGAGGGCGGCTGGAACGACATGCGCGGCGAGGCGATCGACGCCATCGAAGCAGCCGGCGTAACGGTGAGGGGGTTAGCATGAGTCTATGGCAATCATTCAAGCGCCTGCCGGAGCAGGAGCAGAAACGCCAGTTTGAAATCCTCGCCAAGTCCGACATGCAGCGAATCCGCATGGAAGTCTGGATAGAGGAAGAAGGCGAGCGCACGAATACATGCGTGAAGAACGTGCTCGGCAAGCGCTGCAGTTACTGCGGCTGCCGGGAATTGGAGGGGTGAGAGATGAAATTGAGCCTTGAGAAATGGGCGGAAGCGAACTTCGATCCGGTACCGACGCTCAACACGCTACGGCGATGGGCGCGGGAGGCGAAGATTTTCCCCGCCCCGGTGAAGCACGGGCGCAGCTATTATGTTGAGCCAGACGCACAGTACATCGAGCCAGGCACGCTTGCCGGGCGCATCGCGAGGGATCGACATGGCGCCAAGGCCGCGTAAGACCGGTTCGAAAGACCTGCCGCCGAACCTGTACCGCAAGACGGATAGCAGGAACGGCGTCACCTATTACAGCTACCGTGACCCGTCTTCAGGAAAGTGGTACGGGCTTGGCTCAGACAAGGCGCAGGCCGTGCGGGAGGCTGTGCACGCTAACCATGCCGGCGCCAAGATGCAGCCAGCCCTGGTTGAGCGTATAGCAGCCGCGCCGGCCCGCAGGTTCTCGGAATGGATCGACGAGTACCGCAAGCTCTACGCAGAGCGCGACGTGTCCGGCCGCAGCAAGGAAACCGTGCGCATGAGGCTCAATCGGTTGAGCGAGGCGCTTGGGCACCTTGACACGGAAAGCATCGGGACGTTTGAGATTGCCGCCTACCTGAAGACTTTCACGGATGAAGGCAAGGCGCAGATGGCGAAGGCAATGCGGTCACTGCTGAGCGACCTGATGCGCGAGGCGATAGCGGCTGGATGGCGGAAGGACAACCCGGTCGAGGTGACACGGGCCGCGAAGGTGAAGGTCAAGCGCGAACGGCTGACCCTGGAGCTATGGAAGGCGATCTACGCGGAGGCCAAGCAGCCTTGGCTGAAGCGGGCAATGGAGCTTGCGGTACTGACCGGCCAGCGCCGTGACGATATCGCCGCGATGCTGTTCAAAGACGTGTACGACGAGCACCTGCACATCATCCAAGCGAAGACCGGCGCCAGGCTGCGGATCAGCACGAAGCTGCGCCTGGAATCGCTCGGGCTCGAACTGGGCGAGGTGGTTAAAGCCTGCCGGGATGCTGTAGTGTCCAAACATCTCGTGCATCACAGCCGCACCGTGAGTCGCGCGACGCCGGGAATGCCGATCATGCTGGACACGTTGACCAGCGCATTTGCAGCAGCGCGGGACCGCACCGGCATAGAATTCGGAGCGAGCCCGCCTACATTCCACGAGATGCGCTCACTGGCTGCCAGATTGCACGCAGCGGAAGGCCGAGATCCGCAATTGCTGCTCGGCCACAAGTCGGCAGCGATGACCGCACTCTACCGTGACAGCCGGGGCGCCGAATGGATCGACGTGGCATAA